AAGTGAAATATTAAAAAAGCGGTAGAAGGTGTCAAGAAAACAGCAAGTGCTTTTAGTATGGTAGATCCAATAACTGGTATGCCTACGCAAACTCAAATGTCTAACATGCCTCCTCAACCATCTAACGTAATGGGTATGTCTAAACCTGTTTTTAATCCATCAACTATGGCTGCTGCTAATAACATGTTTGGAGACATGCAAATGAGACAAAGTGCTGTTAATGCACCTAATGTTTTTAATACTCCTTTTAACCAAAATATAATTGGAGAGCAAACTTATGAATTTGAAAAAGATAAACCTAGTGGAAACTATGTAGCTGGTTTAAGTCTTGATGGTGGTTCAGCTGATCCACGAGATACAAAAGATAGAATTGTTATAACTCCAAAGCAAAGAAGAAAAATGAAAAGATCAGGAGAAATGAATAATAATTATATTGAACAAATGAAAAAAATGACTATAAAAAGAGACAGTGTGTCTGGAGGTAAAAACTTTTATAGTATAAAAAAATAAAAAATAAAATTATGCACAAAACAGATCCAAATTACGATAAAACAATGGCGTCTAAAAATGCACATGGTGTTGTAGGTGAAAACGCTATATGGGACGGACCATTAGATCAAACTGGAAGACCACACGGTATAGGTTCTAGCTCAGGTATAACAGGTATGCAAGTTTTAAAAGCTAAAACATATTATAAAGGCATGCCTATAACTAAATGCAGTAAAGGAGGAGGAGTTTACTAATGTTTAGTCCATTATTTAAAAAGTTTCCTGAAATAAAAGAGAAAAACAAAGGTAAGTTTACAGCTTGGGCAAAAAAGAACGGTTTTAAAGATGCTTGTTCCGCAGCTAGTGCTGTAATGAAAAATACTAAAAAGTATAGTGAAGAAGTTGTTAAGATGGCTAACTATGCTAAAAACTTCGGTTGTAAAAGAAAATAATAATATGAGATCAAAATCACCATTTAAGCAAGATAAATGCTCAGCAGCTTGGGATAAATTTAAATCTGGTTATACTGGAAGAAAAAATAAAGAAACTTTAAAAAAAGTTGACGGAAAGTATAAAAAAGTAAAAGTTCCAATTAGCGCAGAGGAAAATTTAGCAGAATACAATAGAGAAAAAAATGAATTTGAATGTGTAAACGGTAAAATTCAAATGAAAAAAACAGACGACGCTGAACGTCCAATTAAAGATTAAAAATAAAAATTATGAGTTATAGTTCACCATTTAGTAAAAAATTCTGTGGTAAAAGCCCTATAAGCCCTTTAGGTAAACAATTAGTAGGTAAACAAAATAGATTACCAGATCATTTAAAGAAAGCTATAGAAGCTGCACCAGAGATGAAAGGATCACCAAACCATAAGCACGGAGAAAAATTTAGAGATCAAGCTAAAGAACTTTCTAAAGATGCTGAGCAAGGTGATTATGATTATGATAATAAAAAAGTAACAGATCTTTTAGCAAAAGCTAAAGCTGCAGACGCAAGACATGTAGAAGAGAAAAAAGCCATGAATAACGAAACTAAAGTTGATTCTACAAAGATGGCTAAAAAAGATCCAGTCGATAAAAAAAAAACTAGCGGAGTAAACTACGGTACACCTTTACACGGTAGTTATCAAAACGCTGATGATTATCATTACGTATCTAACGCTGCAGACTTTCAAAGACTACAAGATAGTATAGTATCTGGTGCTAAAGCGGCTATGACTCCTGAAAACATAGGTAATTACCAAGCAAAAAGAGCTGAAAAAAGAAAGAAAAGAAAAGGCGAAGATGCTAAATACACAAGAATTAAAGAACGATCAGAAGAAAATCTATCAAGTACTAATAGCAAACAACAGCAAGATATGGCAGATTGTATTGCAGCTGGTGGTACTTATAAAAATGGTGTTTGCAGTTAAATAAATAATAAAAAAAATGGGATATTCAAAAGGACATTACGGAAAATATACTGGTAACGCAAGATGTTGTATGGATCACGCGCATACAGCTGTAACTAGTCACAACTATAAAGACGCAGTAAAAGATGATGCGGCTCATATAGATTATTTAAAGCGTGACGTGTTATACGACTCTAAGCATGGTCATAGCGACGAAAAAATGACTGCTGATGAAAAACATATTTCAAAATTAGCAGGCGATATGAAATACGATAAAAAACATCACAGTTAAAAAATAACATCATGCCAACAAAAAAACAAGAAAGAATTAAAAAAAGACTAGATAGAAGACAAAAGAAAGTCGATGAATCAAGAGCAACTTTTGGAACAAACGATCCTGATACAGGTAAATTTGATAGAAGGTTAAATCGTTTAAAAAGAACAGTAAACCAAGCTGAACAGCAAGGAATGAATGTAAACTACGACACTACAAATGCTAGCGGAGAAGGAACTACGAAAACAACTACAGTAAAAAGCGGTGTGAACATGAATTATTCACCAAACAAAATGGAATCAAACAAACAAGAAAAATACAACTTAATGCACGATAACCCAGTAGTATCTCACGCTTCTTGGTTATCTAAGCATGCGCAATCATCTAGAATGTCACCTTTAAATCAAGAAAGACCAGATCCAAGCAGTTTGATTAACGATAAAGGTCAAGATCAAACGCAGGTGATGCAAGAAAGAAGTGATAAAATACAAGGTTTTAGAGATAGAATTAAAGACTTACAATTTAACACTCAAGAACAAGCTGACAAAGCTAATGCTATTGATGCAAGAAACGTTAACGCGTACAATAAATCACTTGACTCTATAAGAAATGTAAACGTAAACTACAATAAACGAGTTGACGCTTACAATAAAAATCTTCAAAAGAAAAACGATAGTATTAATGATATACTTAATAAATCTTAAAACAGAGAGGACTGTAAAAACCTCAGCCAAACACTAACACTAACACTAACACTAACACTAACGAAAAATGGCAAAATTTTTAAAGATCCCACTATCTGGAGTGGCTAATACACCAGAAATTTTAGTAGCAACTGACAAAATCATCGGTATAAGACCAGGTGAGGATGGTGATCCTACTGCTAATCCAACTACTAAAACAACTATTCTTTTTGGACAAGGAGCTGGGTTTAATACATTAGAAATAACTCATACAGCTTCTGCTACTGCAGGAGACGTATTAGCTGCTTTTAATGCTGCTTTAGCTGCAAACCCAGGAGGAGTTGTATCAACTGTTGGACAGCCAGTTAACACTGCGCAAAATCCAGATCCAAACGCTGGTGGACAAGGACGTCAACCAATCGTTGCTGACGCGGTTTATGTAACTTACACTGCATTTTTATACGCGTAATGAGATCAACAGGTTTAGGAGACGATATAGAAAAGTTTACTAAAGCTACTGGTATCAAAAAAATGGTAGACACAGTTAGCAAGGGACTAAACATCCCTTGCGGTTGTGCTGCTAGAAAAGGAGCATTAAATAAAATGTTTCCATATAAAAAATAACTATGGCTTTTAAACTTTCAAATCCTCCATATAAAATTAACAATACTCCAGTGTATAATGTACCTATGGAAGACGGCGTTATGGGTAAAGCAAATAACAATGGAACTATAATATTAAATAAAAATTTAGATCCATCTCAATGTGCTGAAGTAATTGCTCACGAAATGGTACATATAGACCAAATGAAACGTGGTGATTTAGATTATGACGATGATTTTGTATATTGGAAAGGTAAAAAGTATTCAAGAGCTAAGATGGAAGAAGGTAATAAACAATTGCCTTGGGAAGCTGAAGCATATAAAAACGCGTAATGAAGTTTTCTAAAAAAGGCTATTTAAGTAATAGTCCTGATGTGAATAAACATCAAAACATAATTCAAGGAAATAAAATAACAATGAAAGGTGTTAATTTTAAAGTACTAGGAACAGATGATAGAGGTTATACTAAAGTAATGTATCCTGGTTATGATTATACTTTTCCAGGTGCTAAATATGTTATAGAAAAAAGAATAGACTAATGCCTAAAAAAAAATTTAAAGATACTAAAGTTGGACAGTTTTTATCTAAAACAGCTCCACATATATTAGGTACGGTAGGCGATGTACTACCAGATCAAGGCGTATTAGGTTTAGTTAAAAATTTAATACAAAAAGAAGATCCAATAGTATTACCACCAGAAGATAAAGAAAAAGCATTAAAGCTTTTAGAAATGGATATAATAGAAATGCAAGAAATATCAAAGCGTTGGGATAGTGACATGAAGTCTGATTCATGGTTATCTAAAAATACGCGACCAATGACTCTTATATTTTTAACTATATCTTTAATAATTTTAATAGTACTAGAAAGCTCTAATATACAGTTCGATGTTGATGGTGGTTGGGTAGATTTACTTAAATCACTTTTAATAACTGTATATGTAGCTTATTTTGGTTCACGAGGCGCAGAAAAATTTAAAACAATAAGTAAAAAATAAAAAATGAGTAAATTCGGAATAGACACAGGTATAGCTGGAAAAGCTATGAGAGCTGTAGGTAAAACAGGTACTCCAGATGGATTACCAGCTTGGGTTTTTGAAAATCAATCAGGAGATTTAGGAACTAACCTAAACGGTTCATTAGTATGGTGTGGTGTAGCTGGAAGCTTAAATGTAATACCAACAGGTATAACTTTAGGATCAGTATTAACTTTATCAATAAAGTCTGGAGGTTCTAATTATGTAAACGGAACCACAGCTACAACATGCAGTAATAATATGGCTCAAGGTTTAACAGTTGCTATAACTCAAACAGGAGGAGCTATAACAACAGCTACTGTCGCTGTTGCAGGTTCTGGTTATAACGTAGGAGATATAATTACTCCTACACAAAGTGGAGCTGGTCAAACAGGAGGTGAATTTGTTATAACTTCAGTAAAAAGCGGTGTTCCAGTGGCTGCGCAGTCAATAGAGTTTAAAGTACAAGCTGGACAATATTTACCAATAGCTATAGATTATATAACTAGTTTAGATACAATAACAGAAGCAGATATAGTTATATGTAAATAGTTAATATATAGGTGACTATATAAATATATAATAACAATTAAATTAAATTAAATTATGGCAAAAGCTAAAAAAATTACTAAAAAAGAGTTAGAGGTTGTAAATGAACAACAGATGAAAATGAATGGAATGCTAAGAAGTCTTGGTGTTTTAGATGTTCAAAAACAAAATATTCATCAAGAAATATTAACTCTCAACACTGATATTGAAGCAACTAAAAAAGAACTGGAAGAAAAGTATGGTCAAGTAAATATAGATTTATCAGATGGCTCATATACTTTAATAGAAAGTAAAGATGCAAAGTAATATTAGAAAAATTAGTATTGGATCTGATTATAAAAATGATGCTATGCATTATTCTATTGGTCAAGTAGTTTATGGTGGTCACGAAATATCACATATACTTTTTGAAGATACAGATAATTCTTATAATATACATATAAAGAAAAACAACGAGGTACTGCCGTGGAAGAAGTTTAACTCTAACATGGCTATCTCTGTTGAGTATGATTTAGAATATTAATGAAAAGTTTATATGATTTTATTGTAAAACCTGTAGGTGAAAAATACAGTAATACAGTAAATGTTGGTAGTAAAAAGCTAATAGTAAATACAAAAATTGAAAACTGGAAGTTTGTAAATAGATTAGCTGAAGTTATAGAAACACCAAAAGCTTTTAAAACAAGTATAAATAAAGGCGACTTATTAATAATACATCAAAATGTTTTTAGAACATTTTACGATATGAAAGGTCAAAAGAAAAAATCAAGATCTTATTTTAAAGATAATTTATATTTTTGCGCCATAGATCAAATTTATTTATATAAAAACAAAGACGGTTATCACTCGTTTGGTGATAGGTGTTTTATACAACCAATAAAAGACAAAAGCGATTTAACGCTAGATAAAGAACAAAAGCTTGCTGGTATATTGAAATATGGCAATAGCTCCTTAAACAAGCTTAATATTAACCCAGGGGACTTAGTTGGTTACACACCTAATGGTGAATGGGAGTTTTTAGTCGATAATAAACGACTATATTGTATGAAATCAAATGATATTGTAATTAAATATGAGCACGAAGGAAACGAAGAAGAATATAATCCAAGCTGGTCGAGTAGCAGTTGAAGAGCTTATAAAGGTTGCTAAAGAACCTATTGTAGATTCAGATGATGATATATCTGCAGACAGACTTAAAAATGCTGCAGCAACAAAAAAATTAGCAATATTCGATGCTTTTGAAATATTGAATAGAATACAAGAAGAGCAAGATATGTTAGAGGATAAACCGAAAGAAAACAAAAAGCAAACAACTTTTAAAGGTTTTGCAGAAGGGAGATCTAAATAATGTATCAACAAGATTTGTATAAAATAGTAAAAGACCATATTAAACCTAAAGTTCTTAAACGAATGAATAGGTATAAAAAATGGGAGTACGGTTATAACGAAGATCATGATATTGTAGTTATAAGTAAAACTGGTAAAATAGGTGAAGTATATGAAATACAAAATCTAAAAATAGCATTACCAGAAAAAAACAACGTACATAAATTTGATAATAACAAGTGGAATCAATTTGAGTATCCTAAATCATTAAGCAGAATTAAATCTACTTATGATTGGAAACAATACCCACAAGACTTTAAAGAAAAATGGTATGATTACATCGATAATGAGTTTACCCGTAGGGAAGAAGGTTTTTGGTTTTATAACAAAGATGTTCCTACTTACATTACTGGTACTCATTACATGTACTTGCAGTGGAGTAAGATTGATGTCGGGGCACCAGACTTTCGGGAGTCAAATAGATTATTCTACATTTTCTGGGAAGCTTGTAAGGCAGACGTACGGTCTTACGGATTGTGCTACCTTAAGAACAGACGTTCTGGGTTTTCCTTTATGGCGTCAGGAGAGGTGGTTAACTTGGCAACCATATCATCTGACTCTAGATATGGTATATTATCAAAGTCCGGTCCTGATGCTAAAAAGATGTTCACAGATAAAGTGGTACCCATATCGGTT